ATTTACCAAGGTGACCTTGTAACCGTATTTGACGGTGCATTGGTTCAATTTAACCCCGCAACGCACACAGCAGCAGTAGGTGTGTTTAATGGTTGTTTCTACAACGACCCAACCACACAAAAGCCTGCATGGAAGAACTACTACCCTGGCAGTGTTAACGTTACTATTGGCGAAATTCAAGCCGATGTAATGGATGACCCTAACCAATTGTTCATTGTCCAAGCAGCTTCAAGCGTGACCCAAGCACATGTTGGCTTAAACGCGGACATCTCTATCGGTACAGGCAATGCAACTACAGGTGCTTCAGGTATGGAATTGGCAGGTACTCCAGCCAAAACTGCTGCCTTAAACCTTAAGGTTGTTGGCTTGTACAACGTCCCAGGCAATGCGTTTGGTACAAATGCAGTTGTTGTGGTCAAGATCAACGAACATCTCTATGGCAGCGTTGGTGTTGCCGGACAAGGAGCCTAATCATGGCAATTTCACGCGCACAACTGGTTAAAGAATTAGAGCCAGGTCTCAACGCCTTGTTTGGCCTTGAGTACAAAAACTATGCCCAAGAACACACAGAGATTTATGACATTGAATCATCTGACCGTGCTTTTGAAGAAGAAGTCATGCTTTCGGGTTTTGGTGAAGCCCCAGTAAAAACTGAAGGTGCAGGTGTTGCTTATGACAATGCACAAGAAGTCTACACTGCACGCTACACTCACGAAACGATTGCATTGGCTTTCTCATTAACTGAAGAAGCTATCGAAGATTCACTCTACGATCGCCTCTCAGCTCGCTACACCAAGGCTTTAGCCCGTTCAATGGCTACCACCAAACAGATCAAAGCAGCAGCCGTTCTGAATGGTGCCTTTACTACCTCAATTGGTGGTGATGGTAAAGCTTTATGCGCTTTAGATCACCCCACTCTTGGTGGTCCAGATCTGAAGAATGAGTTGACTACAGCTGCTGACTTGTCAGAGACTTCGTTAGAGCAGATGTTGATTGACATTGCAGCTTTCACGGACGAGCGCGGGTTAAAAATCGCGGTTCAAGGCTTAAAACTTTTAGTTCCAAAAGAGCTTCAGTTTACAGCAGACCGTATTTTGAAGTCAACGTTACGTGTAGGCACTGCAGACAATGACATCAACGCAATCAAGTCAATGGGTATGGTTCCACAGGGCTACAGTGTTAACCACTACCTGACAGATCCTGATGCATACTTTATTCTTACTGATGCTCCAAATGGTATGAAGATGTTTGAGCGCATTAGCATGAAGACTGGATTTGAAGGTGATTTCGACACAGGTAATGTACGTTACAAAGCCCGTGAGCGTTACTCTTTCGGTTTTAGTGATGCAAGAGGCATTTTTGGCTCTCCTGGTACCCCTTAATCAGCTAAAAACTGAGGTTTAGGGTCCCTGCCCCCTCTTCGGAGGGGGCTTTTTTATTTATCTTTGATTATAATAAGAGTTTAGTTGCTTTAACACATGGTTTCGGTGTATAAATACAATAACACTGGGGAAACTCCAGTTCTATAGACCGCCCCAGCGGACGTTGCAGAGACTATAGAACGATGTACTGCACATACAAGGATTTATCATGGCAAATACCACATTTTCTGGCCCAGTTACTTCGACAAATGGTTTTATCGGCACTATTACAGGTGGCGTCATAGGTCCTGTTGTGGCGACCACTCTTTCAGCCTCTGGCGCTGTTATCCTTTCAGGCTTACCTACTAGTGACCCTACTGTTGCGGGTCAGCTATGGAACAACCTTGGCGTTTTGAACGTATCAGCAGGTTAATAGCTCTTAACTTACTAGGAGCTCACCATGAGTTTTGCAAGCAATATTTCGTCAGTCAGTAAGACTGCAACTGCACAAGCGGTCAATGGTCGTTCTCGTTTGGCGGGGCTGTATTTTACGCACTCCGCCACCCCTGCTACGCTTACTCTAAAGAGTGGTGGAACAGGTGGAACAGCCCTATTTACGATGACCTCCCCCGCTGCAGCAGGTTCTCAGGACATGATAATTCCTGACAACGGCATTCTCTTCACAGATGGCATCCATTTAACATTAAGTAGCGCTGAAATCACAAGTGTTACCTTGTTATTTGTCGGTGGCGCTGCAGCATAATGCCAAAAGGCATAGGCATCAAAACCTCTGTTAAGTCGGGTAATTTTCGCCCAACTAAACAAGGGGCGGGCATGACCAAAAAAGGGGTAGCAGCCTTTCGTAAAGCAAACCCTGGCAGCAAACTACAAACTGCAGTGACTGAGGACCAGCCCACTGGGGCTCGCGCTGCGCGGAAAAAGTCTTTCTGTGCGCGGTCCGCGGGCCAAGCTGAGAAGTTCCCCCAAGCAGCTAAGGATCTAGATAGTCGTCTTAATGAATCACGAAAAAGATGGAAATGTTAAACCATGGAAATGATGATATGGAATCTTGTACTATCCTCTCTGGTGGGTGTTATGATTTGGGTACTTAAGGAAAAGTTCGTGGAGCTTGATCGCTTGAGTATTTTGATAAACAAGACTCGTGAAGAGATTGCAAGAGAACACATTCCACGGAGAGAAGTTAGAGATGACATGGAAAAACTCATCCAGAGGTTCGAAGACGGGTTCCAGCGATTGGAGTCAAAAATTGACCGACTGGTGGAAGAAAGAGGCCACACAAGAGACCACTAGATTAGGTGTTTTAAGTGGACCAAAGAAAGAAAAGAAGTACCCTTTGAAAGAAGAATTTTTAAGAAACTTGAAAGCAACTAAAAGGAGTTAATCATGGCTGGTCGTGGAATGGGTGCTGCTACTAAAGGTGGCGGAGCAGTAGGTAGTGGTCCAAAGAACAAAATGTTGGAAACAACGTCAAAGACAACGGGTCCTATGATGATGGCGAAAGGCGGAATGACTAAAGGCTATGCAGGCGGTGGCATGATGACTAAAGGTTATGCTGCAGGCGGTGCTGCAATGAAGTCAAAAGGCGCTGCAATGGGTGGCGTGATGAAAAAGAAGAAGTCAGGTAAATAATGGCGTATTTAAACAGCAACATACCCTACTTTAAGTGTTGGGTTCGGCGAGAGTTTACAAATATGCACCAGAAGTATCAAGGTGAGTATTTGCACGCTTTAGCCGTTGCTGTGACAACCATGCCTGACCGTTGTTTAAGTTTTCAGTTAGTCTTCACAGGCTGTGAAAGCCATGCAGATGATTCTGAGAATGTACATGGTGGTGCGATGTGGGCGAGAATGCCCATTACCGCTCTTGTGGGAGATATTCCACTTGAGAAGTGGCCCGAGAGGATGCCCACACATTTAGTGCAACCTTGGGATTGCCCTTCCCACCATCACTCTGTTATTAAGTTTGAAAGAACATCCCCTAGCCCTTGGATTTGCAAGATTGGGGGCGAGTTTTACACAGGTCGTTATTTGTTTACGGTAGATTATGCGGAAAGTGAAGTAGCTGACTGCCCTGCTCAACACAAACAGAGTCATGTGTTGGTCTTAACAGATGCCGGACCGTGGACCGGGAACATTGTCGCATTACCCAATAACCGTGTTCGTGTGACGAGCCCAGCGTTTTGGGAAACAGGCAAGGGTGCACCAGACTTTAAACCAAGTCAGTGGATTCATTGTGCCGAGCAAGATGATACGTACATGGACCCAACGGTGACATTTGACAACCTTTACAGTGACAATAAAAAATGACAACTTCAGGGACAACGAGCTTTAATCTCCAGATCGATGATTTGGTAGAGGAAAGTTTTGAGCGCTGTGGGATGCGGATGACCAACGGTTATCAGCTAACTAGCGCTCGGCGGTCCTTGAACCTTTTATTTTTAGACTGGGCAAGCAGGGGATTAAACCTTTGGACAATTGAGCAAGCCACATTTCCCTTGGTTCAAGGATCGCGTGAATTGGTTCTGGCAGATGACACGGTGAACGTTTTGTCGGCTGTTGTGAGACTCTTGAATTCTGGTCCTTCTATGGACATCTCGATTGACCGAATTAGTCGTGAAGAGTATTTAAATGTACCTGATAAGACGACCCAGGCACGCCCTTCACAGTACTATGTAGAGCGCTCTAACCCCACCACGGTGTTTTTGTACCCTGCAGCGGATCAAGACTACACTTTTGTGTACTACCGCATTCGTCGCATTGAGGATGCAGGGGATTACACCAACACAGCGGATGTTAACTACCGATTTCTGCCTTGTTTGGCGAGTGGCTTGGCTTATATGTTATCTCTTAAGTACGCACCAGAACGTGCAGCATCGCTTAAGCAAATTTACGAAGAAGATTTCCAACGTGCAGCACTGGCGGACAGGGATACAGCAAGTGTTCACTTCGTCCCAGATGTAGGGGGCTAATGTGGCATATGCAACAGGTAAATACTCCCTTGCTTTATGCGACTACTGTGGGCAACGTTACGATTACAACGTTTTGCGAAAGAATTGGCGGGGCTTTATGGTCTGCCCTGAAGACTATGAGCCAAAAGAGCCCCAGCTTGATCCGCTTAAGTACCGAGGCGATGCGATTGCGCTACGCAATCCTCGCCCTGATCGCATTGAACCAGTTTCAGTATTTGTTGGAGCGCCTGGGTTTTCAGCGTTCCAAAGTTTGGGAAGCGCCAATGGTGGCACAAACATGCAGCCCTATCCTCCTGCTAAAGCGGTGGTGGGGGTTGGTAGTGTTGGATCAGTTACGGTGGTGACCTCATGACATACGACGAACTCGTTACAAACTTACGCAATTACACTGAGGTAGATGCTAACGTATTCTCTCCTTCGGTAATAAACACGTTCATTACTATGGCGGAAAACCGTATTCTGCGTGACATTGACTTGGATGTCTTTAAGTTAGAGGCTACGGCTAATACAACACCTAACAACAAGTTTCTAACTGCTCCAACTGACATATTAACGCACAGATATATCATGGTGACTTCGGGGACAGGACAAGTGTTTCTTGATTTCCGTGACACGTCATTTATGAAAGAGTATTGGCCTAATGGGACAGAGACAGGGGTCCCAAAGTATTACGCTGTTTGGGATCAAAACACTTTCTATTTAGCTCCTACACCAAATGCGTCTTTTGTGGTGGAGTTAGGGTATATTTATCGACCAACACAGTTATCCCCTGAAAATCAGACAACCTGGATTAGTAAAAATGCGCCTGAAGCGCTGCTATATGCGTGTTTAATTCAAGCATACAGTTACACTAAAGGTCCATTAGAGATGCTCCAGTACTTTGAAAACAGCTATAAACAGGCTGTCCAAGGATTGGGTATTGAGCAACAAGGTCGTCGCCGTCGCGATGAGTACCGAGATGGTATGATCCGCGTGCCAATTAAGTCAGAGAGCCCTGGTCCATGAAAATAGGTCAAAAAACATATATTAAAGGGGCAGGGCTATGAGTTTTTCAGGAAACTTCATGTGCACAAGCTTCAAGGTTCAGCTCCTTGAAGGTGTTCATGACTTTCGCCCTGCGGAAGGGGATGTATTTAAGATTGCCTTATATGACAATAATGCCTCATTTACCGCTGCAACTACGGCATATACCACTGTAAATGAAATAGCGAGCTCTGGATCGTATGTTGCAGGAGGAGGTATTTTGACAAAAGTATCCCCTACTTCTAGTGGCACGACTGCCCTCACTAGCTTTTTAGACATATCATTTACAAGCGCTACGATTACTGCTTATGGTGCTTTAATCTACAACAGCACCCCAACGCATACTTACACCAACCCTGCCGTTTGCATTTTAGATTTTGGTGGCGCAAAAACATCCACTAACGGTACTTTTACAATTATTTTCCCAACGGCAGACGCAACAGATGCCATTATCCGTATTGTGTAAAAAGAAGGTAAATAATAGTGTCTTGAATTAGGTGATCTGTTAATATATTTAATACAAGTACTTCGGCGATTATCCGCCTCAATTAAGGAGTTTATGATGTTAACTAGTAAAGCAAATGCGATAGATGTTTTAGGCGCTACAGTCCAATCAAATCTTGGCGCCTCAGATGGTATAAAAGGCGGAGGTATGTTCACTGTCCAATGTTTTGACAAAGACGGCGTCCTTAAATGGGAAGCGACCAAGAATAATTTGGTTGTCAACGTCGGATTAAAAGACATGAATGACAAATACTTTAGTGGTAGCGCCTACACCGCCGCTTGGTATATTGGTTTATACGGCGCAGGTGCTTCAAACAACCCTGCCGCTGGTGACACAATGTCTTCTCATGCTGGTTGGGTAGAAGTTACTGCCTACTCACAAGCAACACGCCCTGCGGCAACATTTGGTGCGGCTACAACGGCGGATCCTTCTGTTATCAGTAACTCAGCGTCTGTTGCAGTGTTTACAATCAACGGCACAACAACTGTTGGCGGTGCGTTCTTGACTAGTAACAGCACTAAGGGTGGCACAACAGGTACATTGTTCTCGGCTTCTGACTTTACATCACCAGGTGATCGTAGCGTTGTAAGCGGGGACACATTGAATATTTTGTACAGTTTCTCTCTTGACGCAGCGTAATTAAGGGAGTATCCTTCTAGTAATTAACCAGGAGGATACATGAAAAAAGAACTTTTAAGTACTTGGCGAGCTATGCACAATCGTTGTTACAACCTCAACCAAAAATCGTACCAACACTACGGTGCGCGGGGTATTTTTGTAGAGGAAAGTTGGCATGGTAAACAAGGGTTTGCTAATTTCGTAAGGGACATGGGAGAGCGACCAGAAGGCGGAACCATCGACCGTATTGATAATAACAAAAGTTATTCGCCACACAATTGTCACTGGGCTAATGCTTTTGAGCAAGCTAAGAACAAAAGAAACAACCGTTGGATTACATCTAACGGGGAAACAAAACATCTTGCGGAGTGGGCAAGAACTCTTGGATGCAACCCTGCTGCAATATTGGCGCGGATTGCATCAGGCATGAAGGAGGAAGAAGCTGTTACTAAGCCTATTCCAGAACGACCAAATGCTAAGTTAACTATGCAGGACGCTTTGTATGTTAGAGATTCCTACCCCATGCTGACCATGCAAGCTTTGGCGATAAAACTCAAGGTGAGCAAGAAAACAATCTTGAACATTATTCATAACAAAACATTTAAGGAGCACTAAATGGCTACGAAATTTATTAAAGACGAGATTGTGCAGGTTGCGAGCGTTTTACCAAAAGGTCCAATTGAAAAGCTTCGTATGGATGAAGAGGGCAATTTCTTCTATCTGATTAGCTGGTCTGACATAGACGGTAAAACACAGCAGCGCTGGTTCGCGGAAACTGAACTTACCTCAACGTAAAGAGTGTGTTTGGTTTCACTACCTTTAGTGAAGTACCGTTCTCTGCATTAGCGGGAGGAGCGGGAGGAGCTGTCTATAATGCTTCGATTGCAGAGGTTGTACAAGCGTCTGAGGCGGTTAGTGCTCAAGCTATTTTTAATACTGTGTTCCAAGACACAGTTAGTGGTGTTGATTCGGTATTCGCTCAAGCTGTTTTAGGGGCATCGTTTCAAGATACAGTTAGTAGCATAGATGCCGTGTTCGCTCAGGTTGTCTTAACGGCTACGTTTCAAGATACAGTTACAGGCACAGAAGCGGTTTCGTCCGTTATAGTGTTATCTAATTTTGTTTCAGAAACAGCTAGTGCGTCTGATGTAGTCTCTAGCCAGACAGTTCTGGCTACCTCCGTGGTGGAAGTAGCTTCGGGGGCAGATGTTCTTACAACAACCGCATCCCTTGCTTCTTTTGTTTTAGAGACGGCTACAGGGGCAGATGTATTTACAACAAACGTTGTTTTAACTGCTTCATTTGAAGATACGGCTACAGGCGCAGAAACAGTTTTATCGACCACAGTGTTATCTAATGTTGTTTCAGAAACAGTTAGTGCGTCTGATTTGTTTTCTAGCATTCCTATTATTAATTTAACGGTAGCAGAAAGTGCTGTAGGAACAGATGTCCTTACGACAACCGTAGATCTTAGCGCCCTTGTAGTAGAGACGGCTACGGCAACCGATGTACTTACGACAAGCGCAGATCTTACCGCTGTATTCCAGGATACCGTAGTCGCAACAGATAGTGTAGCTTCAAGTTATGTTGTTACTAGTGAGGCTGTCGAATCGGTTACAGCAATTGATTCTTTCTTGGCTACTAGTTCATATACTCGGGCGGTTGCTGAGAGTGTTCAGGGAGCCGATGAGGTATCAACATTTGCCACTTTTGTAGGATCACTACAAGAAAACGTTACAGCGCTAGATACGGTAACAGTTAGCCCTAGTATTTTTAACGCATTTTTGGCAGAGTTTGTGTCTGGGGCGGATAGTGTAACAGGGCGTTTTAGTGTTAACGTGTCAGTTAGTGAGTTGGTAAGTGCGTCTGACTCAATCGCAGGTAAAGTGTTTATCGCAGGTACTATAGATGAGTCCGCCACAGGCTCGGATCAGGTTGTCTCAGCTGTAACTCTAACTCCTTCTATTCAAGAAAGCGCATCTTCTTTTGGTGTAGTAACCGCGTCGGGTCAGGTGGTTACTAATATTACCGAAACCGTTCAGGGTTTTGATACAATAGACTCTGAAAAGATTATTTCTAGAGCAGTAGAAGAATCCGTGGCTGGGGCTGATAGCCAATCTACGGTTTTGGTGTATACCGTTACTGTGCAAGAAGCAGGGCAAGCTTTAGATGTGTTTTCAAATAATGGTAACTTGTTTTTAAATATCAGTGAAACGAGCGTTATTACAGATACCCCTAGCAATATAGGACAGTTCTTTTTACACGTGAATGAGTCCATAAGCATCACAGACTCTGCCTTTGCAAGGTATTTATGGGAGTTAGTTGATGATGCGCAGACAAATAACTGGGTAGTGGTCGATGATAGTCAAACAAATATTTGGAGCAGTGTTGATTCCTCCGCACCGCAAGATTGGACGTTAATTAACACTCTAGAGTAAGGAAAAGACATGGCTTTGGTCGTTAAAGATAGGGTTCGCGAAACCACCACTACTACAGGCACTGGGACACTAACCTTGCTTGGCGCACCTGCTGGCTTTCAAAGCTTTTCCGTAATTGGTAATGCAAATACTACTTACTATACAATTGTTGATGCTATCGCGGGTTCGTGGGAAGTGGGTATTGGAACGTATACATCGTCTGGCACTACGTTAGCCAGAGACACAGTCTTAGAGTCCTCCAATGCTGGGTCGCTTGTAAACTTTGCGGTAGGTACAAAAGATGTCTTTGTCACTTACCCTGCCGAGCGTTCCATGTATGTTGACGGCACTACAATCACCCCAGCAATTTCGGCAACACTTCCAGTATCGAACGGTGGCACAAGCCTAACGACACTCACAGCTAATAACGTCATATTAGGTAACGGCACATCAGCCCCTAACTTTGTAGCACCTAGCACATCAGGCAACGTCTTAACCTCTAACGGCACAACATGGACTAGTGCTAGTGCGGGAGCATCGTTACTTGGCGATACAGATTCTGTATCGCCTTTTGAAACGTCATTAGGGTTTGAAGCGGGTAATGTTAATACGGGTGCAAGTAATACATTTATTGGGTATCAAGCTGGTAGGGCAAATACATCTGGCGATGACAATACAGCCAGTGGGAGAGAAGCACTCTATACTAACACCACAGGCAGCCAGAATACAGCTAACGGGTATCAAGCACTCTCCAGCAACACCACTGGCGGCTCCAACACGGCTAACGGGGTGAGCGCACTCCGCTTTAACACCACTGGCGGCTCCAACACAGCCAGCGGGTCTGGCGCACTCCAGAGCAACACCACTGGCGGCTCCAACACGGCTAACGGGGGGACCACACTCATCTTCAACACCACAGGCAGCGACAACATAGCAATCGGGACACAAGCACTCCGGAACAACACGACAGGCAGTAGCAACACAGCAATCGGGGCTGTCGCACTCTACTCCAACACCACAGGCGGCTTCAACACAGCCAGTGGGAAAGACGCACTCCATAACAACACCACAGGCACTAGCAACACCGCAATCGGGGTGAACGCACTTAACACACCAACTGTAGGCTCTAATGCAGTCGCAATCGGTAACGAATCCCAGCGCTACGCCAACGATACCGCAACCGCTTATACCAACACCAACACATCGGTAGGCTATCAGTCACTCAGAGGTTCTACTACTGCGGCTAATAATACTGGGTTGGGTAATACGGCTGTGGGGTATCAAGCACTCCGGAACAACACCACAGGCAACAGCAACACAGCTAACGGAGTTGCCGCACTCGAGGTCAACACCACAGGCAGCGACAACACAGCTAACGGGTATCAAGCACTCCAGCGCAACACCACAGGCATCAACAACACAGCTAACGGGTATCAAGTACTCTTCTTCAACACGACAGGCATCAACAACACAGCCAGCGGGTATCAAGCACTCCGGAGCAACACCACAGGCAGTAGCAACACAGTCAGTGGGTATCAAGCACTCCTCTCCAACACCACAGGCATCAACAACACAGCCAGCGGGTATCAAGCACTCCGGAGCAACACCACAGGCAGCGACAACACAGCCAGCGGGGTGAGCGCACTCGTCCTCAACACCACAGGCACCAGCAACACCGCTAGCGGGATGCAAGCACTCTATACTAACACCACAGGCAGTAGCAACACCGCCAGTGGGAAAGACGCACTCTACTACAACACCACAGGCAGCTACAACACAGCCAGTGGGAAAGACGCACTCCAGAGCAACACCACAGGCAGCGGAAACACAGCAATCAACCCGTATAATTCAGCAGGCAGTAACGCCCCAGTCTTTAACCCCACTACCGAAAACAATCGGTTTTGCATGGGTTCTACGGGTGTTACTGACGCCTACATTCAAGTCGCTTGGACAGTGGTTTCAGATGCTCGGGACAAGACCAACTTTGCACCTGTACCGCATGGCCTTGAGTTTGTTAAAGCACTGCAACCTACAGCGTATCAATTCCGCACTGCCCGGGACTCTGAAGAGACCAATGGCCGCGTGCGTTACGGCTTTAAAGCCCAAGACGTGCTAGAGCTAGAAGGTGCTAACCCTGTCATCGTTGACAACGAAGATGCAGAAAAACTGCGCATGATTGATTCGCATATGATTCCTGTTTTGGTTAAAGCCTTGCAGGAATTGAATGCAAAATTTGACGCTTATGTTTTAACCCACCCCTAAAGGAAATAAAAATGACTACATTTACATGGTCAGTAATGAGTATGCGAACAATGAGTAACATTGAACCTGATTATGTTGTAAGTGTAAACTGGGTATGTTCAGGCGTAGATGGTGATGTTACGGCGTCAATTGAAAGTACATCTAGCTTTTCTCAAAATGCAGAAAGCGTTGGGTTTATACCATATGCAGATTTGACAGAAGAAATTGTGCTGGGCTGGGTGCAGGCTGAGTCAAACGTAACAATTAATACCGAGTCTTGCGTACAAGGG